TGATATAAGATCCCCATACTCTTTAAAGTAATTAATTTCTGGTTCGATATCAGTTACAAACTTGGTTAAACCTACCTGAACTTCTTCAATATATCCAAATGCCCAATCACGAGAATCAGACAAAAACTTAATAAAGTTTTCTTTGTGAATATCGCTATCATTCTTAAACTCAACATTGTTAGTAGCGATAAACTCTTCCAAGGTTTTATTATCAATAAATAATTTTGCACATTCTTGTGTTAGTCTTGCTAACTTTTTAAGAGTAATAGAGTATGCAATTGCAAAAGATACACAGAGTGTAGACAAAGAAATCAAGATGATACTATTAATCATTTTAATGCCTCTCTAGTTACTAACACAATCGCACCTTCCATCTCTAATGCTTTTTTCAGATTAACAACGTATTGCAAGGCTTGGATCTTATCATCATGAGCCATCCTTACAAATTGCCTTTCATCTAATTTTACAGTAAGAAAGGCATCGTTGTCAATAATTGTGACGCTAAAACCCTTCGGAGCCTGTATTGAATGAAAGGCTTTACGCATAGAATCTGTATACATTTATTTCTCCATTGTTAAAGAAGACCAGGTATTAGCCCAATCAATCTTTGACCTATGATTATTAAATTCTCTAGATATGTCGCCACCTTCTAGGTAAACTCCACCCCAGATGCCCCACTCTTTGCTAGAAACACCAACTGCAAAACATTGCTTTGCTACTGGGCATCTACCACAAATGGAATCTACTCCTGGTCTAAGTGTAGGATCGTCTTCATACTTTTCAAAGAATAGATTAGTATCAAGACCTAAACACTCAGCATTGTCTTTCCAAACATGCTGTTTCATGTTTACATCCTATATTTATTTGGAATATCCCAGCCATTGCGATCCAGTTTAAATACTCGTTGTGTGTACCACTGACCATTGACTCTTACACCGTTGACAGCAGTCCTGCCCATATCGGTTCTCTTACGTTCTGCAACATCCCAGCCTACCCATGCGAGAGACTTATTAGATGCTACAAGTTTTTCCATTGCTTCTAACTTATTAATTACCATTTTTATTCTTTCTATTAGTAACGGAAAATTCCGACTTCAATATTATTTTGTTCAGCAAAATCAACTAACCTTGAGTTAGGCTGTTTAGGTTTACTAAGGAATGCAAAATAGTTAACGTGGTTCATATTATCTTCTAACCATGCGTTAGCAACTTTGTAAAACTTAATCTTTCTTCCCCTTGCTTTCATACCACGTTCTGATAGGTTTGAAAACTCTGAAACAAAAGAATTAATACGAGCAGGCCCAGCAGAATAAATTACAAATTCTTTGTCATCATCTGACATACCAGAGAGTGCAACCCCCATGGCACGAATGAAGACTGTGTAATCATCAAAGTCATTCGTTCCCTGCACTGCTACTATCATCTTTTTCTTTTCCATTCTTTAGGCTATCCAGGATGAATAGCATCTTATCAATATCTCGTCTAGACATATGTTCTATATCTACTGGCTCTGCGGTATCAGGTAAAACCTCACCCTCAAAAGCCTTTGCTACATAAAAGGTATTGTTTGATACCCAATATGCCTGCTCACCCATAACGATTACCTTAATCATATCCTTTTCTCTACGTTTTGTCAACTGAGAAGGAGGTTTTTCGTTATTAGATATGTCCAAAGAAAAGAAATATTTAAGCATCCTATGCATATCGCTTTGGCGATACAGCGTCCTAGAAAATACTTTTCTGCTTCTATTCTTTATTACTTTAAGTATAGCCCAAGAAGCAATCAATGTCAAGGCGACTATGAGTATCTCTAGCATAGTTGCTCCTTAACTATTCTGACTTTGGTTTTTTGTCTATTACCGTTTTTGTTGCTGGAACAGCCTGATCATTGCCATTAACTAAAATAGCCTTATTTAACTTAAGTTGTGTTTGCAATAAACTAAACTCAAGATCAGACGATCTTTGCTTATAAAATGTAACTAATTGTATTAATTCGTCTCTACCCAAATCTTCCACCGCTTTACCCCTTTCTGAAACTAAATGCGCTTCCTATCCACGCTTTTTCTGTCTTTTTCTTTTCTCTTTCAACTATTGCACGGCTCCATGTAAACCCTGCATCTCCGCCCCAAGCATCCCACATAATTCTACCGTTTGATGGGTTACTTGTATTGTAAAAGTCTTTTCCTTTTTTATCTACTTCATGACGAGAAAAGAAAGAATACATACGCTTAACTGTATCAAGAGACATTGCAGAACCATTTACGATATCTGTTGCTCTTCCCCAGCCTACAGGTGTTCCTGCTCCTGTTGCCTTACCTTCTTCTTTCCACTTAAGTGCACGTCTAGCAGCAGCCTTCATGCCTGAAGTTGGAGCGTATGTATCTGCCATTATTTAGTGAATCCTCTGAAATCAAGCAAACCGCCATCCCAAATTGTTTTTGTTGCAACTGGTTCTGACTTATATGTTCCACCACGTCGCTTATACTCTTGAACCACCCAAGCGTTTGCAACTGCTGATGGATAAACATCAAACTTATCTTTTGCCTCACGAAGAATTCTTGCATATAGTTGTGCATTAGATGGCTTGCTACCACCACGACGCTCACCAATCATCTCTCCATAGTTAGGCTTTTCTGCTTTTCCAATTGAATTATCATATGCATCCATTAGATCTGGCTGTGAATTCATATTTGGCATATCTTCTACAGTTAACTCTGGCTCAACTGGAAGTGGATCAATAGGAATAAATAGGTTCATTGTACATGCGGAGTATGTTCTTGTTGCTTCCCATAGTCCACTTTCATCTTGTTCAAATAGTTGAATCAATACCGCAGGATTTTCTGCAGTTGCCTCAAGCGTATACTCACCACCAGGAATACCAAGCATTCCTTCACGCATTACATGAACTACTTGTCCAATATGAAACTCTTCGTCTCCACCATGCGCTGTCATAGCAAAGTCGCCCTCTTTGAGGTTAGGCATTGACTTGCCAATCTTTCCTTCACTAACATTGATAGCATAAATCTGTGCTGCTGCTGCTGCACGTGTTTTGTGGCATCCCATTACTTCATTGGTGCCTTCTTTTAGTGCTGGGAATCCAGAACATCCGTAAGAGCCTTTTGCTCCGACTTTATATGGCATAGTAAACCTCCTGAGTTTATATACTGATTATATCAGACTTTGCGCTGTAGCAGTCTTACGATCTCAAATAGAGACCATCTCTCCTGCTTAGAGAGGTTTTTAACCTCATCCTTATTCAGAGCCTTGATAGTTAGTGTTATTACTGGGTCTGGTTGGAATAGGTCTAGATTAATAAACCCCTTTTCCCATAAGTTCATTATCTCAGAATTTACGTTATGCATATGCTCTTGGTATAACTCTGGCATGATCTCTTTGATCTTTGGAGTAAATGAATAGAGAAGTTCCCCTGTATCATTATCCATAGCAGCAACCTCAAGCCCACCATCAAGAATAAGTTTATTAATCATTTCACTATCGTCATAGTTTTTCATTTAATAAATTTTTCCAAATCATTTCTAGTTTGTGCACCAGTAACTCTAGCGACTTCTTTACCATCTTCAATTCTAATAAAGGTTGGGATTGACTTAACTTCAAACTTTCTTGTTAACTCCCCTTCGGAATCTACATCAATTATCTGAAACTTAACATCAGCCTGATCCCTACTTAACTCTTCAACGATTGGTCTAACCTTCTTACAAGGCCCACACCAGTCTGCTGTAAAGTAATATACCTGTGTCACTTACCAGACTTCGCTCTCGCTTTTTTAAGAGCCTCAAAATCTTTAACCTTAGTGTCACCCATATATCCCCAAGCATAGCCATCATTGATCATCTTATCATTCAAAGATTCTGTATCATCATTGACATATACCCAACCAAGAATACGACCATACTTTTCTGATGAGTCCATTTTTTCTGTCTTAATAATTACAGACTTAGCATCTTTAAGATACTTCTTTAAATACTCTTTTGACTCAAGACCAAGAACTTTTTCAGCCTTGTCTGATGTACGAGATTCAGGTGTATCAATGCCAGCCAATCTCACACGGGACTGAAACAAAATATCAAACCCTAAATCAATAAGAACGTCAATGGTGTCTCCATCTACAACGTTCTCTACTTTTCTTACATAATATTCATACATTAGTAGTCTTTGCCTTTCGCTTTGTTTTCAACTAACTTCTCACGCTCATCAATGATTGTAAGCATAAAAGCCATCATTTTAGCGTATCCTTCTGCATTATCCATAATCTTATTATAGTGATGACCACAGAACATTAGGTCTCCATTAAGCCCAGTTACCTTAACTAAAGCCTCTGCTGCACATGAATCACAGCGATCAGTTGCCTTAAGTACCCATTCTTTTTCTACAATTTCTTCTGTAATCATTGTATTCATAGTATACCGCTACTTTCTATTATCTGTGGAATAAAATCCACTACCGTTGAAAACTGCTCCTACACTTGAGTATACACGTTCCAGTGGTAGAGTGCAAGTTTCACACTCATACCCTGGATCGTCTTCTTTAATAGAACGTTGTTTGATTACAATGCCATCACATTTTCCTGTGCATTTGTATTCATATACTGGCATTTACTTGCTCTTTAGTGCCTTAAATGTAATAGCATCTACGACACCATTTGCAGAAAGTTTATTAGATACTTGGAATGCCTTTACAGCCTTCTCTGTACCTGGACCAAAATCACCATCAGCCTTAAGGCCAAGAAGCGTTTGAACATTCTTAACTGCTTGACCCTTAGAGCCTACCTTAAGTGGTTTGAACGCTGCTGGTGCAGCCTTCTTTGCCTTTGGTGCGGGTGCTGGTGCTTCAGTTGTTACTCCAGCCTTAGACAGCAATGGAGCATTTTCTTCTCCAGCATAAACTGGACGACCCCAACCAACTACTGCGTTAAGGATACCCTTCTTATTCTTTACATAAGCACGAGTCTTTTCTACGCACATTCCGCCATTGCGTTGGTCTCCCTTTGCAGTTCCTGAAGTATTTCCTTCAATAACTTGGATAGTACCATCGCCATTATTCTTAATGCAAAGACCAACATGTGAAATACGATTTACACCATCATCTGGGAAATCAAAATAAATCCAATCTCCTGGAGTTGGATCATCGTTACGAGCATCTGCCCAACGACCCTGCTTCTTAAATTCATCTGATGCTGCAACTGTTGATGCAGACTTTGGGAACTTTGCTACTCCTGCAGTGTGTGCACACCAAGAAACGAATGACTGACACCATGGCTGGAAGTTTACCTTCATCCATGCGCCGTACTTTGTTTCGTTATCTTTTGGACCTTCGATAGTTCCAACTTCTTTCTTTGCAATTTCAATGATTGCTTCTACTGAACCTTTAACCGCCATGTTGTTCCTCCTATTAATTGGCTATATATCAATTATAGCATTATGCGCTTTTCTTTGTCAATCTTTCATGGGTTCTTACCCTGTGACAGTTTGCACATACTACTTCACATTTTGATATTTCTTTTTTAATTGCTGCCCAAGAAAATCCATCATGAATCATTCTTGATATATTATATTTTTTATCTTTTAAGTGATCAAAATCTAACATTATATGATTAGTTATTCCGCAGTCTACACACCCACTCGCCTCTTTGATTTTTCTTAGGCGATCTTTGAATTGCTGTTTATTAAAAACTGCCAATTCTTTATCTGACATAGATCTTAATTATACACCTAAGTAGAATGCCCTACACAGGTCTTCCAGGCACAATAGCCACGGTCATATAAATGGGTAACTAAACCATCTCTAAGGTCCTGTGTAGGGACTACCTATATTGTACTACTTGATTTCGATCTTCTTAGGCTTCTTTTCTTCAGGAACAATGCGCTCTACGTTAATATGTAGCATACCGTCCTTCATATCTGCCCCAGTTACCTCCATGTATTCACCAAGAGCAAATGATCGTGTGAACTTACGACCAGCAATTCCCTTGTGAACAACTTCAGCATCTGTTACTTCAATAATTTCTCCCTTAATAATGAGGGTTCCATTATCTACTGACACATCAATATCA